GATTGTATTTATAAATAAAAAATAGGTTATGATGGATGATAATAGAATTTAAAGAGCAGTTCCGAGAATTTTTAAATATTTATAAAGACAATGATGTACTTATAATACCAGTATATAGTGATATTAATTTACATGTTAACATGAATAAGTTATGTGCATTATACATACAGATATTAAAATCGGGCGAATACTACTTTTTACCATTCAGGCATTCTGAATGTATTAACTTACCTGATACGGTTATTAATTTACTAAATACGCAAAATAAAAAATACATATACAATAAAAAAAGATTTATTCAATTATACGAATTTGATAATATGATAGATATTGAATCTATGTATTATCTAAATACTGGTAAAAGTTTAGACCTAAATATTTCGTATAATTCGTCTCAGAACCACGTAATAAATATATCTGATAAGTTACTGTGGGTAAACGAATATATCCCCGTAGTGAAGCTCCTAGACCACTTAAATGGGCAATCTAAGGAACTATGTTATATAATACAGACTAGTTTTGCGTTATCTTCTGATGAATATAAATCTATTGATATTCCCATTCGAATATTTTCTAATATTGAGAAGAATGGTATATGTGTTGATGTCGATAAAATGAAAAGTCATTTTTCCAGATACAGTAAGTATTTTCAATTTTTTGATACAAATATAATATATTCCGAATATAATTTATATACGCTGACTGGAAGACCAGCCAATTCATTTTTACATATGAATTTTGCTGCATTGAATAAATCTAATGGTGAGCGTGAATGTATAATATCAAGATTTGACGGTGGTAAATTATTGTATTTAGATTATTCGTCTTATCATTTAAGTTTAATTGCAAATATATTAAAATACGACTTTTCTAAAGATATATCGATCCACGAATATTTGGGTAGATATTATTATGGTAAAGATGTTTTAACTACGGAAGAATATGAAGATTCAAAAAGAATGTCTTTTAAATTTTTGTATGGTGGCATACCGAAAGAGATAGCAAATAACATACCATTTTTTGGTAAAGTAAATCTTTTAATAGAAACTAAATATTTAGAATTTAAATCGAATGGTTATATAAAAACTCATTTTTTTAAACGTAAGTTATATATTGATCCAGTTGGATTGACTAAGAATAAAATTTTTAATTATTACATTCAATCTTTAGAAACTGAATTTAATATTAAAGTATTGCATTTGCTTAATAAATATTTAGAAGATAAAAAATCTAAATTAATATTGTATTTATACGATGGATTTTTATTTGACGTTCATCCTGACGAGCATGATGAAGTAGATAAGAATATATCTAAAATAATATCGGATGATAAATTTTCATACGTAAAATATATTGGAAATAATTTTCAAAATATGCAAAAAATATGACATTTTTATTTAAAAAATATATATTTATATAAACAAAATAGAAGGTTACAACTTCTTTTTAAATTCAGAATATGCAGAATAAAACGAGGAAAAATGGATGAAAACACAATTGTTATTAACTTTCACAAAGTTATATAAGTTAGATGGAACTATAGATGATATAAAAGATTGTTATCAAATTATGAATGATAAAATATATGTATTGAAAAATTTGCACGAGGCAAATGAATTAATATGTAGCTATAATATTATTCTAGATGAAAATTCAAAATCTGGTAGATTGTTACCAAATACAATATCAGTACATAGAAAAAAAGATAGTGGAACGATATATACAATTAATGCATTGAATCAAATTATAGCATTATTGAATGATGGGGTTGTAGATGTTAATTATGTAATTAATTGGGAAAATTACGAAAATATGATATTATTAACTAATGCTGATGGTATTAGAAAGATTTATACGAAATTATATAAAATAATTTAAAATAAATTAAAAATAAATTGATGTTTGAAAAAACTCGATTATATTTATAAACACAAAAACGTTATGGCAAATAAAATGAATAGTGCAAAATGCCAAATGACAAATAACAAATACCAAATAACAAATGAAGGAGACTCATTATGAGTATTAATATAGATGCAATCAAAAATCGACTTGGCGAATTCAAAAGCCAAAAAACAACTTCCAAATATGTCTGGAGACCAAAAGTTGGTACGACACAAATACGGTTAGTTCCCTACAAATTCAATAAAGAAAATCCATTTATCGAGATGTACTTTCATTATGAGATCGGGAAATCATTATTGTCCCCAATCACATTCGGTAAACCAGATCCAGTTATGAAATTAGTAGAAAAATTGTTGCAAAAAAATGATAAAGATGCATATAAATATGCTAAAAAAATCGAACCTAAACTTAGAGTGTATGTTCCGATGGTTGAACGTGGAAAAGAATCGGAAGGTATTAAGTTTTGGGGTATCGGTAAAACATTGTATCAGGATTTAATGGAAATTATTGCTGATCCTGATTATGGTGATATTACTGATTTTGCAGCAGGACGTGATATAAAAGTAATATTACAAGATCCTAAAGAAGCTGGTAAAGAAGTTGTTGCTCCAACTATTATGATAAAGCCTAATACAACTCCATTAATGCCTAGCAAAGATGAATTAATGAAATTGTGGGAAACACAACAAAACATTAATGATGTATTTACTGAAACAAGTTATGAAGAGCTAGAAGTATTGCTTGAAGAATATTTATCAGAACATCCATTTTCAGGATTGCCACAATCACAGTCACAGACTGCATCACAAACACCATCCGCACCTACTAATAAATCAGTAGAAAGCGAATTTGATGGATTTGAAGCTCCTGTTAAAGCTGAAACAAAAGTTAAAGAAGAGGGCGTTGATGATATCATGTCTTCATTTGATGCGATGTACAATACCTAATATCTGGAGATAGATTATGGCTAAAAAACTAAATGATGCGGTGGATGAAAAATCCACCGTAACATTAAAAAATAATGATGATCTTATAGCAAGTATAGATAAAAATATACGAAAGCAATTCAAAAATTTGGATGATAATGCTATAGGTTATATGTCAGATGATTCTGATAGTATAACTGAAGTTACTGGATGGGTATCGACTGGAAGTTCATTGGTAGATTTGAGAATATCTAATAGACCGTATGGCGGAATACCTGTTGGTAGAATTACAGAAATAATTGGATTAGAAGGTTCTGGAAAAAGCTTACTTGCTGGTCATATTTTGGCTAGTACTCAAAAAATGGGTGGTTTAGGCGTTTTATTAGATTCTGAATTTGCTATAAGTGAAGAGTTCTTAAAAGCTATTGGTGTTGATATGAGTGGTCCAAATAAAATATTAGCTGTTCGAGTAGAAAAAGCTGAAACTGCATTTGGTATTATGGAAAATATCATAAATAGTGTCAGAGCATCTGATAAGAAAAGATTAGTTACTATAGTATTAGATTCTATCGCAGGTCTTTCTACAGAAGCTGAAATGGAAGCTGACTTTACTAAAGATGGGTATATGACTCAAAAAGCGATAATTCTATCTAAAGCGTTTCGAAAGATAACAAATTTGATAGGTAAAGAACATATCGCTGTAGTTTGTACTAATCAGTTAAGAACTAAAATGAATGCTGGTCCATTTAGTAATCCGTATGACACAAGTGGTGGTATGTCAACAAAATATCACACATCTGTTAGATTGCAAGTAACAGCAGCGACATCATTAAAGAAGAAAAATGAATATGGCGAAGAAGAAGTCGTTGGTAAAGAATTAATTGTTAAAGTTGTTAAGAATAGAGTTGGTCCACCGTTGAGAAGTGCTAAAGTTAATGTGTACTTTGATTCTGGTATTGATGATTATGCATCGTGGTTAAAAGTTTTAACTACGTATAAAATAATATCACAGGGCGGAGCATATTATACTTACAATGACAATAAATTTATGGCAAAGGATTTCCCTAAAATGCTCAGAGATGATGTAGTATTGAAAGAAGAATTGTATCAAAAAATATGCGATAAACTGATAATGAAATATCGTGTTAATGGCGAAACGATAGACGAAGATGTTATATCAGACTCGACAGATGTCGAATTCGATTAATTTAGGCGAGAGATAACTCTCTCGCTTTTTTTTATAAAATAAAAGGTTTTAATTATGGAAGACGAAACATTCGATCAATTAATGGAAGCTTTGCGTAACGCAAACCATGACATTCCGAATAAAAATTCAAAAATATTATTAGTAGATTTTTTAAATACATTTATACGTGCATTTGCAGCATCTCCTGCGTCAAATACAAATGGTGAACATTGTGGTGGATTAACTGGATTTTTAGCATCTCTTGGAAATGCTATTAGAATAACAGGTGCTACACGATGTATTATAATTTCTGATGGTAATGGTAGTACTGAACGAAAGAGAAAATTATTTCCTGGTTATAAATCAGGTCGTAGTATGAAACTAAATCTTAATAGAACTTATAATTTTAAAGATTCTGATGAAGAGTCAGCTTCAATGAAGCTACAATTAGTTAGATTAGTTGATTATTTAGAACAACTTCCAGTACAATTTATTACTATAGATAACTGCGAGGCTGATGATGTAATAGCATATTTGGTAAATAATATTTTTATAAAAGAAGATGAGCATAGTACAATTATGTCATCTGATAAGGATTTTTATCAATTAATAAATGATAAAGTAAATGTTTGGTCCCCTACTAAAAAAAGATTTTATGAAGTTGATGATGTAGTAAATGAATATGGAATACATCCTAATAATTTTGCTGTATATAAAGCAATGTTAGGTGATAAATCAGATTCAATTCCAGGAATAAAAGGATTAGGAGATAAAACAATTAGAAAATATTTTCCATTTTTAGCTTTGCCTGATGTAATAACATTAGATGAATTTATTGAAAGAGTTGAAGTTATATCTAATGAATTTCCTAATATAAAAATATTTAAAGTTATATTAGATTCCAAAGATTTATTGAAATTAAATGAGGAAATAATGCAATTAAAATATCCACTAATTTCAGCAAATTCTATTTCAAAAATAAACACCGAAGAAAATCAACTACCATATCAATTTAATAGATTTTTACTATTACAAATGAGCATAAAAGATGGAATACAACATGCTATTCCTAATATATCAGACTGGGCATTCAAAATATTTTCAACTATGAATTCATATAATCACGAAATGAGGAGAGTGTAGATGGCTGCATTAGATGCAATACAAAGATATGGAAATTCATTTCAAATAAAAATAATCGCATTATTAATACAACAAAAAGTAGATACATCAAAAGTTCTATTGATTGACAAAGTAATTGACTTTTTAGATGAAAATCACTTTGAGCATGGTCCAGTTAGAATATTAATTGAAATAATAAAATCACATTATATTAAATATAAAAAAGCACCAATGCCAGACGAATTTGCCATCGAACTTAAAAAATTAGGGTTGGATGAAGTCGTGATGTTGTCTGTTAGAGATACTCTTATGCGTGCATACGAGAGTTTGAAAAAAGGTGGTTTAGAATATGTAGAAGATGAATTTTTACAATTTTGTCAAACGAGGGCATTAATATCAGCAGTATTAAAATCGGTAGATCATATAAATGACGGAACATTTGATTTAATTAAACCTACCATAGACAATGCTATGAAAATTAGTATGGTACATGATTTTGGTATGGATTATGCATCTACAGTGGATGATCGTATAAATAAAAATCCTAGAAAAAATGTTATACCAACACCGTGGCCAGCTATAAATGAATTAATTGATGGTGGGCTTGGGGCTGGCGATTTGGGATGTATTATTGCACCATCTGGGGCTGGTAAATCGTGGGTGTTAAGTGCATTGGGACTGCAAGCATTAAAGATGGGTAAAAATGTATTACATATTTCGTTAGAATTAGGTGATAATTATACAGGACTTAGATATGATAGTATATTGACTGGAATCAAAGCAGAGCAATTGAAATATCATCAAGATATTTTACAAATGAAAATGCTTACCGAAGTAAAAGGTAACATGAGAGTAAAATATTTTCCGACAAAATCAGTAAATGTAGCTCAAATAAAATCTTTTATGTCATCATTATTGGCAGTAAATTTTAAGCCAGATATATTAATCTTAGATTATGCTGATATATTAGCACCTGAATTGACAAATAGAAAACAAAGTTCTACATATGAAGATAGTGGAAATATATATGAGTATTTAAGAGGTATTGGTGGTGAATTCGATATTCCTGTGTGGACTGCAAGTCAGACTAACAGAAATGGTGAAAGTACTAATATAGTAACTAATAGTGATATTGCAGATTCGTTTAAAAAAATATTTACATCGGATGTTGTATTAACATTGGCTAGAAATATTGATGATAAAGCTAATAAGACAGCTAGAATGTTTTTGGCAAAAAATAGATATGGTATAGATGGAATACTATTCCCAGTAAGAATGAATACTGATGCTGGCGTAATAGAAGTATTTACCGAAGCATCATCTACTGGTAAAAAATTGATGATTGATATGAAGCGAAATTCTGGTAATGCTATGAAAAAAACTGCTAGAGAAGAAATGAAAAAGATAAAAGAGGAAGATGCTGAAGTACAGAAACTGAATGAAGCATTTATTGAAAGTATTACATTTCCTGATAATGTAGCAGTTCCATCTACCGAGAATGAATTAGATGACTTCATGCCATTTAAAAAAAATAGTAGTACAAAAAATAACGAAGATGAGTTTGACAAGTGGTAGAATCACCGTGCATATCTATATGCGATTATGATGAAAGTTTAGATGTATGTATTGGATGTCTTCGAACATTAAATGAAATATCATTATGGAAGTCTATGAATGATGAAGAAAAATTAAAAATAATTGAAAGAATTGAACAAGAAAAAGGAGTACAAGATGAGTAGTAAAAATTTTAAAGTTGGAATGTTAGCAATATTATTGCTAATTTCTGTATTGATACTAGGCGTAGTTATAAATACAGGGCTTGCATATCTAATATATGGTGTGTTACTTGCATTAATATTTCCAGATTTGCCTACCTTAACATTTATACAATATGTTGCAATCGGAAGTTTAATAACAATAATTAGTGCAATGTTTAATAGAGGGAGAAAATAATATGAGTGATTTTTCGTATGAAATTTGGGAAACTACGTATAAGGGACCAGATGAAAAAAGTCCTGTAGATATGTGGAGGAGGTTGGCAAACGCAGCAACGTTAGATAGTGATCCACCAGAAACAGAAGAACGGTTTTTTAATATATTGGAAGATTGGAAGTTTGTGCCAGGTGGAAGAATTTTATCAAATCTTGGCATTGAAGAAAGAATGGCTACTACTTTGTATAATTGCTTTGTGCATAGTGTTAATGATTTAGGTATAAAAGATCCAGATTCAATTGAAGGTATTTATACTATGCTTAAAGCACAAGCACATACATTAAAATCGGAAGGTGGTTATGGTATTAATGCTTCGTGGATTAGACCTAAAGGTAATTATATTAAAGGCATTGGAAGTAGAACTCCAGGAGTACTTAAGTTTATGGAGCTTTGGAATAAATCTTCTGAAATTATTACAATGGGATCTGATGAAATGAAAGACGATTTAAAGAAAGAAGAAAAGAAAAAGATTCGTAAAGGTGCTCAAATGTTAGTCCTAAATGCTTGGCATCCAGAAATAAAAGATTTTATTAAGGCAAAACAAGTTGAAGGAAGATTTGATAAATTTAACATTTCGGTTGGTGTTGTAGAAGGATTTATGAAATCTCTTATTGAAAATACAGATTGGACCCTAGAATTTCCAGATACTACTTATGAAAAATATGATGAGTGGAATGGAGATTTAGATATCTGGAAGAGCAAAGGATATCCAGTAATTATATATGAAACAATTAAAGCTTCTGAATTGTGGGATCTTATTATGCAATCTACATATAAAAGAAACGATCCAGGTGTCTTATTTTTAGATTTGTTTAATAAGTTAAATCCTCTTGCCTACGCAGAGAAAATATTCACTACAAATCCCTGTGGCGAAATTGGTATGTCACTTGGAACATGTAATCTAGGATCTCAAAACTTAGTTAAATATATTGTAATTGAAGATTCGGAAGTTAAATTTGACTACGAATCATATCAAAGAGATATTTATTGGGCGATTCGTTTTTTAGATAATATTAATGATATTTCTAGAGTGCCATTGCCAGAATATGGTAATGCAGTACGTAGTAAGAGAAGAATTGGTTTAGGAGTAATGGGACTTGGTTCACTTCATTTAATGATGGGAATTAGATATGGTTCTCCAAAGTCTCTCGAATTGATTGAGAAAATATATAAAATTAAAGCAGAAACTGAAATTTTAGCGTCTGCTAAACTTGGTGTAGAAAAAGGATCTTTTCCATTATTTGATGCGGAAAAATATTTTTCGACATATTGGTGGAAAAATCTAAATATATCACAAGATATTAAAGATCAAGTAGAGAAAATAGGATGTATGAGAAATTCTCATAGGTCAATGAATGCACCGACTGGAAATACAGGTATTTTGGCAAATGTTGTTTCTGGTGGTATAGAGCCGTCTTTTATGTTAGAGTATGTTAGATGGTCTATTGTTAATGAACATGAACAACGCGATCTTAAATTAAAAGGTTTTAAATATCCAAATCCATTAGTCGGTGAATGGTTTGAAACTGAATATATGAAATTTTCAAAAAGAGGTACTGATGATATCCTTAAAGGATCTTTTGAAGGCATTGAGTATGAAGTAGATAGGAATAGAGGATTGACTAAAGCTACCACAGTTGAAGATTTTGGATGGAAATGGCTTAAAGAAAATAAAAGTAAGGAAGAAATTCAAAATTTAATTGATAGTGGAGAATTAGCAACTACAGATAAATTAACTGTAGATGATCATATTAATGTATTAAAGATAATATCTCATTATACTGATATGAATTCTTCTAAAACAGTTAATTTACCAAAAGATTATTCTTACGAAGATTTCAAGAATTTGTATTTAATGGCGTGGAAAAATAATATTAAGGGTATTACTACATATAGAGAAGGAACTATGACTGCTGTACTTGAAGGTGTTGATTCTAAAAATACTGAAATACATTCATTGGCTGACAATCATGCTCCCAAGCGACCTAAAACATTATCAGCGGATATATATACAATAATCGCACAAGGTAATAAATATATTGTAGCAATTGGATTGTTGAATGATAAACCATATGAAATTTTTTGTGGAGCCATTGGTGATTTAGATTTTAAATTTAAAGAGAAAAAAGGTAAAATAGAAAAGATTAAACGTGGTTGTTATAAATTAATTATTGATGGTGGTCTTAGTATAGATAATTTTTCAGATCATTTTGCAGAAGTTGAAAAATCTTTGTTTAGATTGGTTTCGACATCATTACGTCACGGAGTTCCGTTACGATTTATTGTTGAGCAACTACAAAAATCTTCTGATGAATTAATGTCATTGACTGCTGCTGCTGCGAGAGTTTTGAAAAAATATATTCAGGATGGTGAAGTAGTTTCAGGCGCAGTTTGTTTAGATTGTGGATCGACTGATTTAATTTATACCGAAGGTTGTTATACATGTAAATCATGTGGATGGAGTAAATGTGGATAATTTAATTAAAAGGATAAAATATGGAAGAATATACAAATAGTACAATTGATGGTAGAGATGCTAATGTTATTTATGTTAGCAAAGATTTGACTGCATCTACAAAAGTAAAATATAGATATGCTGATACTAATAATCCTATTGAAGTACCTGTTCATCAATCAAAATATTCTGCTGGTGCTGACGTAAGATCCGCAGAAGATGCTGTTTTGAATCCGATGGAAACTAAAGCTATTGGTACTAATTTAATAGTAGAATTACCAAAAGGATTTTTCCTCGAAGTTAGAAGTAGATCTGGATTAGCATTTAAAGATTCAGTCTTTGTTTTGAATAGTCCTGGTACTATCGACGAAGATTATAAGCACGAAATACGAATAATTTTGCATAATGCTGGCATACGACCGTTTGAGATAAAAAAAGGTGATAGAATTGCGCAGTTCTTATTGAGAAATTATATACAGATGGAATTCGTAGACGAAAAATTTACCGACCTTGATAAAAATCGTGGTGGTGGATTTGGTAGTACGGGAATAAAATAGTATATTATATGTTCAATTATAGGAAAAATTTATGTATATAAATATATATAGCGAATCTAATGAAGATGGATTTCCAGAGTATATTCATGTCTGGGATGATAGATTTGGATATAAAAAAGTAAAGCATATTAGATATGGTTATAAAATAAGTGATAATGGAAATTATGTTTCAATCTATGGACAGAAATGTGATTTGGTTAGAAGATGGAGTAGAGAAGATGTAAATAATGGATTGATTTTAGAATCTGATGTAAATGCTACATCGCGATATTTAATTGATAATTATACATACAGTGATACTCCATCTGACAAACACGTTGTCATGTTTTTGGATATAGAGATAGATGCCGTCGCTGGGTTGCCAGATCCAACTTTAGCAGAAAATACAATTACATCTATTGCGTATTATACTGATAGTGAAAATGAATATGTAGTTCATTTATTAGATGAAAAAAATGAAATGCAAGATTACGTTAATGATGCTAATGGTGAGATTGTTAAAGTATATACTCATGCCGATGAAAGGAAATTATTATCAGCATTCTTTGGTGATTATGAGAGGCTAAGTCCTACTATAATATCTACATGGAATGGTGATAATTTTGATATACCATACATTTATAATAGATTAAATAATGTATTTGGTGATAATTCTGGTGTTATATTAAGTCCT